AACTTGCGGCTGTACCAGTCGACCAGCTGGGCGGTAGTCGGGCCGCCGTGGTCGAATGCCTCGGGCATGAGCATCAGAAGTTTGTTTGCCTGGTCGGCTTGCTCACAAACATCTTGCATCAAGGAATGAGCGGCATTATTACGTCTTTCCGTGCGTAAAGTAAACAAGTTTGATATCTCAAGCACACGATCCCGGTCAGCGATCGGAACAATGCCCGAATAGCTGAGATCGAGACTGGCGCCGTGCAGGGTGATGCGGCCCGGCTTCAGCGGGTTCGCCTCGGGTGTAATGACTTGGCTCAACAGGGCCGCGGCCATTGCGGTCGACTTCAGGTTCATCCCATCCATCCGCCTTCTCCTTCGTAGTGGTCTTCGGTGTCGGCTTGCGCCGTTTTCTTGGTGGTCTTGACCAGGGCGGGGAACAGCTCGGCCAATGCCCATACGTGCGCGTCGGCGCGGTTCGGTGACTTCGGGCCGGTGTAGCCCGACGTGGAAAATGCACACAGCTCGTCTTCCAGCTTCGGGAACAGGCCGACGTGGCGCACCTTGCCCTGCTCATACAGGACGCTGAAGGGCTCGGCGCGCTGGGCCTTGCCGCGGCTGGCGGTGACCATCTTGAAGTTCACGCGCATGCCCAGCTTGGCGGCCGCTGCCTGAACCACGAACTTGACCATGCCGCCGCCGAAGTTGGTCTCGCCCACGATCGCGTCGGCGCTGTGCCGCTGGTACGCCTGGACGGCGACGCCGCCCCAGATGGTCGGGCCGGCCTTCACGGTCAGGTCTTCCAGCAGGTACGCATTGCCGTCGACGCCCAGGCCTTCGACCGTGATGCCCACTTCGTCGTTATCGGCGTTCTGGGCGTCGTCGCTGGCGCCACTCGGGTCGACCGAGACCACCACGCGCACCAGGGCGGGCACGTCCTCGGGATCGGCGCGCCAGCGGTCGACCGTCGCTTCATCGAACAGGGCGTTGGGCGTGGCCTCGGCGAACTCGCCACGTTCGAAGCGGCGGCGCATGCGCTCGGACAGGCCAGCCAGGGTGGCCAGGTATTCCGGCGACAGGTTCGCTTCGTTGTCGCGCGGGTTCATCTGGAAGCTGTCGTAGTTGTCCGGATTCGGCAGCGGCTTCTTTGTCTCGGGGTCCAGCTTCTGCTTGAAGACCTTGAAGGTCCAATGCATCTTGCTCGGCGGGTTGCAGTCGAACAGGTACCGCAGCTTCAGGGGCTGGGCCACGCCGTTGATCATCTGGGTGCAGCGCTGCGCCAGGCGGGTCAGCAGCAGCTGCACGCCTTCCCACTGGATTTGGCTGGCCTCGTTCACGTAGATGGTCGCGAACTCCATGCCCAGCACCTTCTCCATGCGGTCTTTATCGTCCAGGCCTAGAAACCAGATTTCGCTGAAGATCGGCTGGCCCTTGTCGTCCACGCCGGTCCTGATCTTGGCGAAGCCCTCGGACATGTTGATGTCCCAGCCGTCGCCCTTCACCAGGTCGGGGTAGCAAACCCGCATCACCTTCGGGAAGGTGTCGCGCATGATCGACGCCTTCAGGTGGTTGAAGCGCCACCGCACGATCAGGTGGCGCGACCCGGGCGCCTTCAGCGCGCGCAGCACGATGTTCCGGACGATCAGGAAGGTCTTGCCGCTTCGGCCACCGCCGAACAGCATCAGCCAGGTGCAGGCACCGGACAGCATTACCTGCGCCATCAGCTGGCGCGGGGTCGGGTTGAAGCCGGAAACGGTCACAGGGCGGCGTCCGTCGCGCTGAACTGCATCTGGATCGGGCCGCCGTTCGCTCCGGTCAGCTCCTGTCGGATCGACTCGCCGTACTTCTTCGGCGCCCACTTGGCCAGCAGCTTCATGCGGGTCTCAACCTGCAGTTTGCGGTGGCCCAGCATGTCCTCGCGCTTGACCTTTTTGCCGTCCTCGCTGGTTTCCACGGTCTCGCCAATCTGCGGCGTGTCGGCGATCTCGAGCGCCTGTTCGGCGATCGCGTCGAAGCCCAGCTCGCGCGCACGCGCGATGCGTTCGGCAAACGGCGGCCGGGCCTCTATCCATCCATACACGGTCTGCCATGCCGGCATGTGGTCAGCACGGCAAATCTGGCGCAGCGGCTCACCTTCCGCAATGCGGCGGCAAATCTCGCTTGCTGCCTTTTCCGTGTACGTTGTTTTGCGCCCCATGTCGATTCCCCTGATCAAGATTCCCGGTGGAATGTATTTCCAGCCAGAACAAAAGTCAACGGATGAGCGCGTTTACCTCGATAAAGCATGCGAAAACACACATCAGGGCGGGTTTTATGCACGAAACAGGGCGATTTATGCAGATGCGGCGATCGGCTGCGCCGAGAATGAGAAAGCCCGCCGATGCTTGCGCAAGGGCGGGCTAGGGGGCGGGGATTGGAGACAGTCGACAGAGCTGGGGACCGGCGACGTGCCCAATGTACGGCGGAATATTCCCTACTGTCAACAGGTTTGTGCTACTTCAGGGCGCCGGATGGGTGGCGGCGCTTCAGGTCGGCTAACAGGTCCGCGCTGGTGCGCCCGGACTCCCTGGCTTCACGCGAGCCACGCGCAAGGAACAGGGGGCACGGCAGGCTGTCGGACTTCTCGGGGCGATCGTGACCAGAACAGAAGGCGGCGGCGGTGTCGAACCTTGCACAGTCGCCGCATGGTATCGGTTCCCGGTTCATCCTTCGGCGGCCTGCTGCACGGTCTCGCCTTCGGCCCGGGCCACCTGCACCTGGTCTGTCATCCGAATGAAGGCCTGATGCTGGCGCACTCGCTCGTTCAGGTTGCGCTTGTACTCGGATTCGGTCTCGTTCCTGGTCCTGACCGCCTCTTCCAGCTTGCGTTCGCGCTCGGCAGCGCTGTCGGCCAGCATCTGCTTCACCTTGGCCAGCTGCGCGCGCCCTTCCTCGGAAAGTGCCGAATCTGGCACTTCTGGCGGCGGCAGCAAGGCGGTCACGCTGGGCGCCGGCAGCAGGCCTTGGTCTTGGGCGCGCTGCAGCACCTGCGCCTGCTGGGCCTTATCCCAGCCCAGGTGGGCCGACCAGACCACCGGGCGACGCTGGGCACGCGCTGCGGCGATCAGGCGCGTGTAGGTCTCGGTGAAGGTCTTGCGGGCGGTGATCGGGCCGCTGGTCTCAATCACCGGGCGCGCCATGTTCCAGGCCTGCGCGGTCTCCGACGTCCACACCACCGTGTCGCGCTCGTCCTGGCTGGCCAAGGCGATCGCCCAGGCCTCTTCCGGCCCGGGGCGGCCGTCGCCGTTGGTGCTGGCCTCGATGTGATCCACGACGTCGGACGGCGTGGGCGTGAACTTGCCGCGCTTGACGTGCGCCGCCAGCGCGGCGCGGACCTGCGGCATCGGGTATTCGGCCAGCGCCTGGAAGAACAGGGCCTGCGCGGTCGGGCTGATCACCTTGGCCGCTGGCGTCTTCCCCAGCACGTCGAAGGCGGCCTGCAGCAGGGCGGCGAATTCGTCAAAGTCGTTTTCACGCATGTTCGATCACTCCCGGGTCTTCCTGCTCTGCATTATCGTCCACCTGGCCACCACCGAACAGCAGGCGCTTCGCTTCGGCCGCGTTGGCGGCGTTCTGCTCGGCGACCGACTTGCCGGCGGCAGGCTGGCCACCAGGCCGCGGCGCCAGCGGGTTGCGTGCCATGCGCTCGGCCAGGGTATTCCATTTCTCGCGCAGCTTGCCGGGCGACTGAATATTCGCGCACCAGAACGAATCCTTTTTAGCCCACAGGAACAGCTCGCAAATCTCGGCATGCGTGCGGCCGTCGATCTCGCGCATCAAGCGGACTTCGTTGGCCCAGACGTCGGGATTCATCGGGCGCGCGGTCGGGTTCACCCGCTTCACCAGGTCGAACATCCAGCTGGCCGCCTTGTGGTCTTCCGGAGTCCCATGGTGTTTTTTCGCCTTCTCCACAGGGGTTGGGTTAACTGGTGGTTCATCTGATGGTTCAGTGATGGTTATGGGTGCGAGCACAGCAGGGGGTGGGTGCAATGGCTGCGGGGGTGGGGGTGCAGCATCTGCGGGGGGGGGGTGCAGATTCTGCGGGGTGCAGATTTTGCTGCTGTCGATGTGGTAGTAGGTGCTTCGGCCAGTACGAAATTCACGCCGCACAATGCCCAGCTTTTCCAGGTCGGCGATGTGGCCCTGAATGGTGCGCTCGGCCATGCTGCACTTCCGGACCAGCGTGGCCACGCTCGGGTAACACACGCCTTCGTCGCTCGCGTTGTCGCACAGCGCCAGCAGCACCATCTTGCGGCCAGACTGGAAAGCGGTCTTCCATGCCAGTGTCATCAGTGTAATGCTCATTTTTGTTCGGTCCCCTGTTGCTTAAACCCGCAGCGCGCCGGTGCGGTTGAATTCGTCCACAGCTTCCTGCGCCACCCTGGCGATCTTCACGGCCGGCACCGTGCGCAGGAAGTCCATCGTTTTCCCGACGCCCTCGCGCAGGATCCGCAGTTCGTCGCCCTTCACGACGCACTTGCCCAGCTCCTGCGCGCGCACCTGAATATCGCGCACGGCTTCCACCATGGCCTGCGCGACCGGCAGCAGCGGGTGGCCATCGGGCGCCAGCCGGCGCGTCATGTCGGCATTGCTCAACAGGTCGTAAATGTGCTGCTCTTCCAGGAAGGGCTGGCCAAGCGCCAGGCTTGCGGCGTAGCCCGGGAATTCCATCTTCTGGCGGTCGTGCAGGCCTAGCGGCATCACCACCAGCTTCTGGCGGAAGGGCTTGTTGCGTTTTTTCTTCGGTTTGTTCATAGCAGCAATTCCTGTACTTGTTTCGATTGTTCGGGCGCGAACAGCTGGCCCTGCGCCACCGCCTGTTCGATGCGCCGGCATGCGGTTTCGAAGTGGCCCTGGTCGCGCTCGATGCCGATGAACGGGCGCCCGAGCTGCACCGCGGCGACGCCGGTGGTGCCGCTGCCCATGAACGGGTCCAGCACCACCTGGCCCGGGACGGTGACCACCTGCACCAGGTCGCCCATCAGCGGCACCGGCTTCTCGGTCGGGTGCCGCCCGGGGCCGCCCTGCGTCGGCGGGTAGCTGAAGACGTCCAAGGCGCGCGCGGCGTTCTCCGAAGTCTTGACGCGGGCGGCGGTGACCACCTGGTCGCGCGCCAGCACGGCGGCGGCGTAGGTGCGGTCGAAGTCGTCGCCCAGCGGCAGAATCTGGCGCAGCTTGTGTGCCTGTTCCAGGGTCGGCAAGCATGCCGCCTCTTCCCAGCGGTAGCACAGGCCGGTTTTCTTCCCGCGCACCTGCATGTCGACGGCGCCACGCGACAGCCCGGCAACCTCGCGGGCGGCGGTGATCAGCTGGGCGACCGCCAGGGTCTTCGGTTCCACGACTTCCCAGGTCGTGCGCGGCTGGCACAGGTAGATCGGTTCGAAGGCGTAGAACAGGCCACCATCGGCGACGCGGCCGCCGCCCTTGTTCCAGACCAGTTGGCGGCAGTCTTCATAGACCAGCTGCAGCAGCGGGTCCAGTGCGTGCCGGGTGTTCACGGCGAAGAACGACACCAGCACGTCCGACTTCGCGCGGACCTGCGAGACCCAGCCCATCGTGAAGCGCGCCAGCTCGCGGAATGACATGGAATCCCACTCTTCATCCAGCACGCCGTAGGGCGGGTCGGTGATGACCGCGTCGACCTTCGGCAGGGTCGGCAGGATTTCCAGGGCGTCGCCACAGTACAGCGTGGCGGTGCCGATCGTGACGGTCTTCATGCGGTCGCTTCCTCGATGGCCAGGCCGAGCTGCGGCTGTTCGACTTCCAGCGCCAGCACGCGCACCACCACCCGGGCGCCGTGTTCGTCGGGGTCCATGCGCTCGCTGATGATGCGACGCACCCACTTGTCATCTTCCATGGCCACGCCCTTCAGCGCATCCAGCAGCACCTTCGTCGTGTTGTCCAGGTCCAGGCACTGCACCGTGTCCGACCAGGCGGCGCCGTGCTTGCGCTGGCGCGCTGCGAAGTCCAGCGGGCGGTGCGGGTACAGGCGAATGTCGATCTGTACGCGGCCGACGATCGGCGCCACCACGCCCAGCGCGCGCGCCGCGGCCAGCACCTGCTTCTGGTATTCCTTCGCCTCGGGGGTCACGTAGGTCATTGCCATGGCGCGGCCGCCCTTCGGCGTGACCACGCGGGTCGCCCAATAGCGGTTAGCCGACACCGGGTACGGCAGCACCAGGATCACGTTTTTATTCATGTCATCAATCCCTTCTCTTTCAGTTTTTTTTGTGTAGTCGCCCGCGCGCGATCGAATGCCTGCTCGAGCTGGGCGCGGGTCAGCCAGCTGGGCAGCGGACGGCGACCGTCCAGAACATCGTGGCAGGTGCTGCAGCCGTAGCAGGCTTCGGTGTCGGGCGCCTTCAGGCCCATGCCCTTCCCATCGGCCAGGCGGTTCGAATGGCACAGCACGGTGGTGCTGGTGTCGCCGTTGCAGATGCCCGGGATCATCAGGGTGCAGGCTTCGCCCTTGGCCGATCGGCGAATCGGCGTCATCGTCGGGCGTGTCGCCTTCAGGCGCTTGCGCGGCGCCGGCGCGGCGGTCTTAGTGGCGCTGGCGGTGCGCAGCGTTCCGGTGCGCTGCATCGGGGTCTTGCGCTTGAGTGGTCCGCCGCGCTTCATGCTGCTATCCCGGCAATCAGGCGTTCATGGGCGAAGTTCGCACGAATCAGCGCTTCGGCCAGCGGTGGGCAAACACTGTTCCCGCACATGCGCACCTGCGAAGACTTCGGCAACTTCACGCGCGGCAGTTTCAGCGGGTCGCCCTCGGCCTGGTGTCCGTTGGCGAACAGCAGGGCCGGGTCGGGGATTTCGTCAATCACATAACCGTCCGGGAACCCTTGCGCCTTGTAGAGCTCATGCGGCGCCAGCATGCGCAGGCCAATGTCGACAATCTCGTAGTCCTCGCCGTGGATTGTCACCAAGCCGAAGCGGTGCTTGGTCGTGATCGTGTGTAATGGTTCGTCCAGGCGCGGGTCTTGGTCGGCGCCGTAATACTTGATCAGGAAGGCGCGCACTTCGGCGTGGTGCTGCCCCTGCGCGCTGATCGTGTGCAGAGGTTCGTCCAGGCCGGCGGCGTTGCTGGTGCCGCGCAGCTTGATCAGGTTGCTGGTCACCAGGCCCAGCGCATGCGGCGCGCCTGCCGGGTTTTCCTTCGGGCCTGCCGTAATGGTCGGCATCGGGTTGATCAAGTCGCTGCCGGTCGACCCGGTGCGAAACTTCGTCAGGTGCGCGGTAACCAGGCTGTGGTGGTCGCAACTGGTGATGGTGCCGATCGGATCGTCCAGGTCAGACCCGACGACGCCCGTGTAATGCTTGGCCAGGAAGGCCTGGACCAGCCCGAAGTGGCCGCCTTTCACCTGCGCGCAGATGGTCCGCAGCGGCGCGTCGGCAGGCATTACGCGCTGCGTGCTGGCGTTCGCATGTTCGTTCAGGAATGGCGATACCAGCATTGGACCGTGTGGGACGATAAACGGTTTCTCCGCTTCGATCACATAGCGCATGATGCCCTTGGCCACGCGGCGCAGGGTGTTGTCGGCCAGCGGGCGCTTGCGGCTGAAAATCGAAGGGCAGGGGATCGACCAGTCGATACACTCGGCCGCGGTGCGGTAGGGTTGCAGAGAACCGGCGATCACTTCAGGCAGGTCTGGCGCTCCGCGCGACGGCGCCGGCCACTGGATCGGGATACCGTCGCGGCGCGCGACCAGGAAGAACCGCTTACGGATCGTTGGGGTGTCGTGGTCACTGGCGCGCAGCTCGCGGTGGTCGACCTTGTAGCCGTGGCCTTCCAACTGGCGCACGAAGCTGTCGAAGGTCTTGCCACGCTTGGCCAGGTCAGGCTTCCATTCGCCGCTGGCGTCCTTGATCAGCGGGCCCCAAGTTTTGAACTCTTCGACGTTTTCCAGCATGATCACGCGCGGCTTGCACTTCGCCGCCCAGCGCAGCGTGACCCAGGCCAGCCCGCGGATCCGCTTTTCCACTGGCTTTCCGCCTTTCGCCTTGCTGAAGTGTTTGCAGTCGGGCGACAGCCAGACCAGCGCGACCGGCTGGTTGTTCGTGACCTTGATGGGGTCGACGTCCCATACCGATTCACACAGGTGTCGCGTGTGCGGGTGGTTCATGGTGTGCATGGCCAGCGCTTCGGGGTCGTGGTTAATCGCGATATCGACCGGGCGCCCGAATGCCGCCTCGAGTCCTGTACTGGTGCCACCGCCGCCGGCAAAGTTGTCGATAATGAGTTCGTGCCCCAGGTCCAGCTGCAGGCTAATAAGGTCTCGCTTCAAAATTTCTCCCCTTCGAATTTAGCGATGATTGCGTCCATGCCCTGCTGGGCCGCCTTCGGGTCGGCCTTCGGCCACAGGTAATGGGCAGCGTGTTCGGTCAACAGGAAGGCCACGGCGTTTTCGTGGAACTCGCGCATTTCCTCTTCGCTGCAGCTGCTGTAGCTGATCGACTTCGGGACCGGCACGACGGCGCCGCCGCCCTTCGGCCCAGCCATCCAGGTGACGAAGCCGCTGCCGATCTTCACCCACAGGCGGAAGGCTTCGAAATCGGTGATGCGCTCCTGGCCTTTGAAGACGGCCGACATCATGGCCATGTGCTTCCGGTGATACCAGCCCTGGCGGCGGCGCTCGATCTTGATGGTGAAGAACTCGCCGCTGCCGGCGGCATCCATCGCGCGGATGAAGTTGTTCCAGGCCCGGGTGTCTTTGTCCGTGGCGCCGGAAAAGTGCGCGAACATGAAGCGGCGCACGGCGGCCTTGTCCTCTTCTGGCAGCTGGGCGTCGGTCTGCTTGACCAGCACGATTTCCATTTAGTGGGCCTGCCCTTCCTCGGCCGGCGCAGGCGGCGCCAACTCGTCCAGGCGCTTGATCGGCCAGCCGAATTTACGCATCACCTGCACGCGCACGAAGTCGGACACCGGCAGCTTCCCCTTGCGCATCTTGCTGAGCGTCGGCGGCAGTACGTCCAGCTCGCGGCACAGGGCGGCGTCGTTGTTCCGCACCTTGTCACCGCGGCGGCGGCGCATGTCGGCCAGCAGCGCGTCGAACAGTGGGTGGGGCGTGTGTTCGCGGGTCGTTTCCATCGTTATGTTTCCTTTCGTTAGTAGTTTTATGGCGATGCTGCAACGAATCGTACCGCAATCAACTTCCCTGACGCAACACAAATATTTGCGCTGGCGACATAGATTTTCGTTGACGTACAACAAACCATGTCGTTAAGATGTTGTCTGTAGGAAGCGCGTGGGGTGCTTCCTGACAAGAAAAGGGGACCAAATGGGACACAATTCCCAAGCCGCGGCGCTCGCGCTGCAGCAGCTTTCCAGCCTGCACCGCAGGCAACGGATCATCAATCTGGCCTGCGCACTGAACATGTTGCGCAGCGCCGTTCAACAGCCAGCCCAGCAGCTGCCGCAAGGCGGTGCAGCGTGAACCGCCGCGACGGTGGCCCGGCCTTCCCGGGCATGCAGCAGGGTCTGGTGGTGCCGGTCGAACTGGCTGGCCAGGCCCAGGCGGTGACGATCCAGCAGAACGGAATGAGCGTGCGCGACTACTTTGCCGCCCACGCGCCGATCACCCTGGAAGACGCCCGCAACCACTGGAAGCGCACCGACCCAAAGTACGGCGGCAACTGGCCCGACATGTGCGTGCTGCTGGCCGTGCTGGCGAAGCTGCGCGGCGAATATGCGGACACGATGGTTGCAGAACGGAGCCCAACATGATCCGCCGCCTGCTGGCCACGCTCTTCCATGTCTGCCTGACCGAAGACGAAGAGATCGAACACGCGATGGCGCGCCTGCGCAAGGAAGAGCGCGAACCGTCCCTTTTCACCCGCCTGGTCGACCACCCGATCGGCTTTTGCATCCTGTTCTTCGGTGGCCTGTTCGCCGCGCTGGGCTTCGCTGAAGTGCTGTGCATCCTGCTCGGCGCGCCCTTCGATCCGAGGCTGGGCTAATGAACGAGACCTACACCATCCGCGCCAGTTCGTTCGGCGGCCTGTTCGACTGCGCCTACCGTTTCGAAGGTGAACAGCTCCTGAAGCTGCACCGCGCGACCAGCCTGCGCGCCTGGCTGGGAACCAGCATCCACGCCAGCACCGCAGCCTTCGACCAGGCGCAACTGGCCGGCGCACCGATCAGCGCCAACGATGCCGCCGACGTGTTCATGCAGACCCTGTACGAGCCGACCGAAAACGTCGACTTTAAAGACCCGAAGCTGGCGCTGCGCGATGCCGAGCGCATCGGCCTGACCCTGCACGCCCGCTACTGCGCTGAGATCGCGCCGCAGATGCGTTACGAGTCGGTGGAAATGAGCCTGAAGCCGCTGGATATCGACTGCGGCGACGGCGTGATCGTGCGCCTGACCGGCACCATGGACCGGGCCCGGGTGGCGCGCACCAGCGCCGGCAAGGTGATCGCCGACCTGAAAACCGGCGGGCGCCTGATCAGCGAAGGCACGGTCAGCACCAAGGGCCGCGCCGCGCAGCTGGGCACCTATCAGCTGCTGTCCGAGTACA